GATAACATTGATTCTTTTAATTGAGTATCTTGGTAAAATGAAAGAACATCTCCAATTGCAGCAGCCTGTTCAATAAACACCATACCAGGTGATGCTTCATTAAAATCTGAATATGTATTTGGGAAATAGGTTTTAGTAAAATCTATTAAATTTTGCTTAAACGTGGCAAAATCTTTACCAATGTAATTGATGTTTTTAGTATCACTACCCCAACTTTTGTTTGATGGATTAATTGCCATTACTAATTATTTATGTTTATTTGTACTGATTCTGTTAAATTTGGATTTGATGCTAAAGAAAATTGAATGTCCAATGATATTCTGTTTGTATCAATATCATTATCATCGTAATCAAATACTATTGAAGTTAAACTTAAATATGGTAACCAAGTATCAACTGCATCTACAATAGATGTTTCAATTCTTGACTCAATAGTAGCACCGTCCATCTGTTCAAATAACACCAACCAAACATCACACCCAAATTCAGGATTCATTAATCTTTCTCCTTTTTTTGTTAGGATTAGGTTTTTTAAATTATCTTTTGCTTGAGTTAGAGTAGTATAATTTGTAGAAAATACACCATTAGAATTTGAAGATTTGTTTATCCCAATTCCTAATACTTTATAATCATTTTCAGCTAAATCCGCTACTTTTACATTACCTAACTCTATTGCCATTATTTAAATCTTTTTACTAATTCTGAATAATCTCTTGATAATGCCTTTATTGTAGCATCTTGTAATCCATCACCCGTAGATTCAAAGTTTGGAACATTAGATGGTACATTTACCTCTCTAAAATCCATAGTTTCCCATTCACTCTCATCAACTCTTAATTCAGGTTTAATCATATCTAATACACTCCCAACTGCTTGAGCACCTTCCTTACGTTGTTCTGATGAAAATGGTTGGGTCATATTTAGAATCTCATTTATCATCGGGTCTTTTGAAAATTCCTTTTTGATTTGAGGTTTTTGTTGAGGTTGTACCACCTTTCTACTTTGTTGTAAAGCATTATTCGCAGCTGCAAATGGGTCTACTGATTTAATAGCCTCCTTTAAAGTAGGTGCGGTTGATGCTTTAGGTAAATTTGGAGTAACTGCACCAGATTTGATAAGTTTAGCAACTTCCTCTTTTACTTGTGCTTTTACTTCATTCTTAACCACTTCTTTAATTAGTGATACTAAAATGTCTGATTTCATAAAAATTATTGTTCTGTTTGTTAATAAATATAATAAGTTAAAATTTACACCGATTTATCTTGAGGCAAGTAGTGTAGATGATTCTATTAGTTCTGCTTCATCTCCATATATTATAGATTTTATAGCTGCTGCGATTTCTGGTTCTTGAGTTTGCTCACCTTCTATAAATCCTTTAGCGATAGCAGTTCCAATTGCAGAAAGTGTATCAGTTTGATTTTCCGTTTGAGTTATAGCACTCGTTGCATCTAATGCAGTATCTACACCAACTATTGCTATACCACCCGCGAGTGATACCATATCTTTAAAATCTAAAGAAGATAATGGACTACCACTAAATGGTTTAACAAAATAACCAGCCCATGGTAAAACTCCAGGAGCAGGTGGGGCAGGTGGAGGGTATGTACAATTACAAGTAAATAATCCACCTACCGTTAGTAAATGTACTGATGCGGATATTATAAAATTTAATAAAAATGGTGAAATACTAGCCATTGGTGGTACAACAATTGGTGTCCATATTCCAGGAGATAAATTCAAACCAGTATTTGTTGTTAAATTTGCAACTGCACCAATACATGGTATATTTGGAACAGGTATTTTAGCAGAAGTTGCACCTAACCAATATGCCTGAATCGCAGGTCCAATATCTCTTAACAAATCTCCAGTTTTACTTAATGTAGTTGTATTCAAAATTAAAAGTAAAGTTGACTCCATTAAAGCAACATTGCCTCCTGTGAATGGAACACCTCCTATCAAAGTTTTACCACCTCGTATAGCTTTATCATATTCTTCGGTTAAAGATTGAGCGAATGAGTAGTTGTTTGCTATATTATTTAAATCTGTTTCAGGGAAAAAATCACCAATAACACCAGTATCACCCAATACAGAAGTACCTCCCACAACCGAAGAAGCTACCGCTGCTATTTTAGATTTAGCAACATTTTCTGCCATTTCTAATGACATATTTAAATAAAAGTCCGACCAACTATTAGAAATTCCTCCTTTAAAAAGTTGTTTTGCCGCATTTAAATTTATAGCCATTAGGTTTTACTTAAATAATTATTAGCAGATAATATGGTTTTTAATTGTGAGTTTATTGATTGAAATGCTGCAGCGTTTTCTGGACCAACTTTCGATGGACCAGATGGTGTTAAGTAATTTTGTTGTAAAATCGCACTTATTAAATCTTTTAATATCTTAACAAGTTCCCCACCCAATACCATTTGTTGTACAGCCGCTCCTTCTTGTCCTACTCCACTATTCTTTCCTATAAATACTTTACCACTATCGGAATTAAGAAATATCTGATTAGAACCTTTTGAGTGTAATGTTATATTTTTATTATTGTGAATATAAACTTCTTGCTCTGCATCAACTGTAAAATTACCATCAGTTAGTATTCCAGTATTTCCTTTTCCAAATATAATAAATTCACTTGCTTTTGATGAAAGGATTATTCTATCTGAATTTATAAATAATTGGTCACCTTTTAACGAATCGGATGATGGATATCCTTTGAATGCAGTTTTAGTTTTAGCTACGGTTTCTTTAAAAGGTACTTTAACTTTATTAGAAGTTATATAAATTGATGTACCATCTTTGTTAATATCTTCATCTACTAATTCACCTATTTTTTTTGAATCTAATTCTGGATTCTGTTTATTACGAATGAATATAGATGGGGATGATGTTTTACTATCTTCAGTTAAAAAAAACTCACTAAAACGAATTGTGTTGCCAACTCTACCACTTATAATAGTATCACCGTTTGATGGTTTTAAAAATTTAATTTTTTCATTTACCGAATACTCGTTTTTATCTTTAGTTTTAGTTTTTGCATTTGTCTTACCACCAGTAGCAGCAGTATTAGCCATAGAACCACCACCTTGTTTTCCAGCAGGCACTTCTACATCTTCCTCTAACGTAGCGTAATAGGTTGTGTAATCTCTTCTATAATTTGAATAAGGAGTATTGGTATATGGTAGATAAAATGATTGATTGTGTAATTTTACTATCACTACCGTTTCTCCTTTGATTGGAAATGTAAAATTATTTTTATCAAATGGAAATGCGTAATCATCTACTTTGATATTACTTTCTCTTCGATAAGTAATGGCACCGTACATTCTAGCATCTTTGTCAGAAAATGCTTTATTATCGTTGTATACCGAAATAGCATCAAGTCCAGCTTCACCTGCTTCTTTAGTTAATAATTCGGTTGTTGTACCATATACATTATCTACTGTTGCTAAAAATCCAAATATGTTACTTTGGGTATCTGCCATTATAATTTAGTTTTTATCTCTTCAATTTCGACCTGAATATCTAATAACTTTTCATCGTTCTTCTTGTCCAATTCATTTACCGTATCTTCTAATTCGGTAAGCAATTGAGCCTTTTCATGTTCACTCAACCAACCATCTTCACCTATACCTTTAGCTTCAGCCTGTGCCAATCTCTGTGCAATTGTAGCCAACTTAATTAAATGGTCATCATTCTTAATGGATGAATCGATTAGGTCTCTAATAATGGGAGCTATTACAGTTGCTTCACCTACACTTTTAATTAACTTACGAAGTGATTCAATCATTTCTGAAATGTTCTTCTTCTTTACTTGTTGATTATCGTAAATATCTTTGAATAGTGATGATAAGTTTTTACCATCAAATAATTGAAATTCTGCGCTCATATTATGTTGTTCTTTACTATATAATTATAAAGTTATTCACTTATTAGATTGTATTCGTATTATATCTTACTTATTATGTAATTACCAATAACTAAATAATCCATATCACAATTTTTAAATGTGTTAACCGCAGTGTACGGGTCATTAACCATTGTTTGTCCTCTTAAATTAAAAGATGTATTCAATAGTATAGGTGTTCCACTTACTTTTTCAAATGCTTTTAACAATTCATAATACAGAGGATTTTGTTGACTTTTTACCGTTTGAATTCGTGCACTATTATCTACATGAGTTACGGATGGGATTGGTATTTCGGAAATTACTTGTACAACCTGATTCATGTATGGAACATCTTCTTCTGATTTAAAGTATTGTTGATAATCTTCGTGAGTTACGGATGGAGCAAATGGTCTAAACATTTCCCTCTTTTTGACAACCTTATTTATCCTATCTCTAACATCTGGTAAATGTGGATTGGCTAAAATAGAACGATTACCTAATGCTCTTGCACCGAATTCAGTTCTACCTTGAAACCATCCTATGATATTACCTTCATTGATTAACTCTGCGGTTTTATTTAATAACTCATCTGAATTTTTATAGTATTTAAACGATATATCTCCGATTCTATCTATAATGTTTAATACATATTCTTTACTAAATTCGGGTCCTAAATATGGGGATTGGTTATCACCACCTTTTACTTTAGGATTTCCAATTACATCATGCCACACATATAAACATGCTCCAATTGCAGAACCCGCATCAGATGGTGCGTATGGAATCCAAACATTTTTTATTGCACAATGTTTTTTTATTTTACCATTAGCAGTTCCATTATATGCACATCCTCCACCTAATACTAAATTTGAATTATCGGAATGACTGCATGAGTTATTGATAATATAATACAAACATCTCTCATACCATCGTTGTAAAGCAGCAGCTAAATCCATATGATGTTGTTCTAATTTAGATTCAGGTTCACGTGGTTCAAATCCTATCAATTTAACCAAATCCAATGTAAACATATCCGTATTAGAATACTCCCATGTAAAATACTTCTGATTTATATCAACCAAATTAACAGTATCCAATGATGCGAATGTATCAAATAATTCGTTATATTTTGAAGAATCTCCGTATGGAGCCAATCCCATTACTTTGTACTCACCACTATTTGGTTTAAATCCCAAATATGAAGTTATAGTTGAATATATTAATCCCAATGAATTTGGGAATTTGACTGTTTTAATTTCAATAATACCATTTGAATTACATTCTGCAATGGATATGGTATCCCATTCACCAACCCCATCAATTGAAATTCCAATAGCTTTATCAAAAGGTGAGGTATAAAAAGATAAAGCCAAATGAGATAAGTGATGTTTTGTAAATGTAATTACTCCATCGTATCCAATAGCATCTTTTATATATTTTTTTAAATTACCTTGAGTTGCTTTAAATTCTTTTTTAAATTTATTCCAAGTTTTGAAATACTTAATCCATCTCTTTCCTAATGTCTTACTAACTCTATCATATTTGATATTTGGTACTTCATACCAACACACCATATCAACTTCATCTATTGTAATTTGTGCATGAGATAGACATGCTTCTATGGCCTTAAACGGAAAAGAGTTGTCGTGCTTTATACCCGACAACTTCTCTTCTTCTATTGCAAATACTACCTTACCATCTATAACTAATGCCGCAGCTGAATCGTGGTAAAATGCTGATAATCCTAATTGAATCATAATCTTAAATTTTTATGTCACCATCTCTTTCGAACTCATTATATAGTTCCATTTGTCTTTCTCTCATCTTATTAACAACTTTAGTAATATAATGAGTTGGGTGTCCTGTCATTTCTCTAATAAGTAGATATAATGATTTTTTATTAAAATTTTCTATGTATTCTGCTCTTCTAAATAATTCCAATACGGAATCTGCTATTTGTAAATCTCTTTTTTTAGGAAAGAAGTTTTCCAAATGTTTATCCCAATAGTTCAACATTACTACATTAAAAGTTCTATGGTCATCATTACGAACTTCTTCTGTAAAATTGTTTTCAGTATCCCAATGGTCTGGCATTGCAGACATTATATCGGTATCTTTGTATCTTTTGTAATTTGCGTTGTTATTTAAAATTAAATAATTCCTAGCAACAATTGTAAAATACGAAAAGGCTTTACCCTTTCCATTTTTATACATATGAATCTTCTCAATCATAAACGCAACTACTTCACACATCACATCCTGTGGGTCATCATCGAAATATGAAAACTTCCATTTGTTATAAACTATTTCTGCTAGTTTATCAAATGCAGGTTTAATTCTATCTCTATATAATAAATCTTTAACACGCTGATTATCCGATAGATTATATTCGATAATAGCTTGTTCCGTATCTGATGTAAAGTATTGTTTATTTTTGGCTTTTCTAGGCATTTTAATTAAATTGTTTGAATCTTTCGATAGTTTCTTTTATTTGATAAAATATAGAACCTACTTCATCATCCTTCTCAAACATTTCACGACTATCAATTTGTCGTAATGCCTCCAGTAATGCTTCGTTTCTTTGAGTTTCTATTTCTACAAACTCTTCGTATTTTTCTAACTTTTTTAATAAGTTAAAAATAATGTAAATACATAATACGAATAATAAGGTGATTATAAATAAAGCTATTTCCATAATTACACTATTTCATATCCTTGTAAAAAATAATTATTTGCTTTTTTGTATTTAACCTCAACCAGTTCACCAGTTGGTGATTTCATTACAATTTTATCATTTCTACCATAATTATTTTTCTTTACGATAGTTGTAGAATAAACCCTATCTTTAATAGTTATTCCATCTAAATGGTCAATTTCATGCTGAACGATAACAGTCATCATTGTTTCAATTGAAACTCTTTCATCAGCTTTATCTCCTTCTGGATTGATTTCAAATTCCAATTCTCCCAAATTATCAGTTTGAACTTTAATTTTACAAGACCTAATAGTTCGTAATGGGTTTTCAATGGTTTTAGGAATGGATAAACATCCTTCATAAAAAAGAAATCCTTCTTTAGACCGTTCTGTAATAACGGGATTCACTAAAAATAGTTCTCTACTATCTTCATCGTACCCAAACTTAATATAACATGCTCTTTTTTTAATACCCAATTGAGTTGCAGATATACCTAATCCTGGGTATTCGTTTAATCCATCTTTCAGAGTTTGTTCTAATTCATCTGCTTCTTTAGCAGTAATTTCGGTTTTGGGGACGCGTGTTAAAAGAAACTCGCTAAATTCTTTAGATTGTAATCCGTTTGATGCTTTGTCTGTAATTAATTTCATATTTTTATTTATTTTTAAGTCCGTATTTTATAAATTTATACCATATTCTTTCATGTAGAAAGTATTGTATGGGTTTGTACACTAATTCAACCACTCCGAAAGCAGCACCTATTTTAATAGAACCACTTATCCACCACATTATTAAGAATCCAATTAAAGTACTTACAATGCGGTATGAGATGGTTTTAGCTATGTGTCTTTTTACCTGTGGCATCTATTTCTCCATTTCTGATTGCAGTTCCACTAATTTCGGCTATATTTGTGGGTGGTTCGTGATAAATTACATCATACCCTACTCCTCTACCATAATTTACTGATTCAATATCAGGAATAATTGATATATGAATTTTATCCCAATTATCAATAAAAAAAGATTCTTTAGTTAAATCTATCATAACCTGTTGAGCAGTTTTTGGATTATTCTCATCTGTTGGAACATCTCTAATTGCTAACCAAACATTTTTACCCTTTTCTAATTGTTGATTGATTAACCACTCATGTCCTTTGTGCCAATTCTGCCATCTTCCGATGTATAGTGCGTATTTTTTCATAACATTATTTTTATAAAAGGTAAAATTGCTAATTCTTTTCCTTTTGCTTCAACCATAATGTCCAAATCCAACTCGTATGTATTGGGGAGGGCATTAATAAGATAGGAATGTGCTTGCGGTTTTTCTTTTGGGTTGTTTTCATGTAATGCCTTCGATTCTGAATAATGAACTTCTTGCGTAATACCTTTTGGCCAAGTAGTTGCTGCTAATTTAAGAGCTTCTTCTTCCGTTAATCCACCTGTACAAAATTGGTGGTGGTGATAATCGAAAACAATAGGAATACCAGTATGTTCGTGGATATACATCAAATCTTTAACAGAGTACATAGATGCTTTATCATCATTCTCCAATGTCAATCGTTTTTGTACGCTTGGTGAGAGTCTTTTGAAGTTTTGTATCAATCTATCCATTGCAGACTTTTTATCTCCGTAGACACCATTACAATGGATATTTATATTGTTGTAATGTGTTTTTGATAACCCCATCATATCAAAAATCTTACCATGTAGTTCCAAATCGGCAAAAGTCTTTTGAATAACTTCTTCGTTTGGAGATGGTAATACATTAAATGGACCTGGATGTGAATTAATACGGATATTATGAAATTTAGCAAAATCACCTGCTTTTTTAAGCTCTGATTTGATTTCTTTGTAATCCTTTAATTGAGTAATGTCGAAATTATCACCCCACGGAATGATAGTAGATGAAAGACGGAAGAACTTAATACCATTCATCCTATTCCACTCTAAAATCTTAATAACATCCTTTGCATTGAGTAATGCAAGTTCGGAAACGTAATCTAAACCTTTTTGATTGAAGGTTTTTTTGACCATTGTACGATTAGTGGTAATTTTCTTACCTACGGTCATATTAATACATGCATATCCTATATTCATATGTTAAATATAAGAAAATTATTTCGTATTTACAAGCGTTTAGTAAATTTTGATGTTTTCATCCTCTGTGCGGAATCTAGCTAAATCTCTAACATTCCCTTTTTTAGTATTTAACCAATAATTTACCGCTTTTGGATTATTTATCCACAATTTACGATTATTCCATGGAAATTCTGGATGCATATACTCTTCCCATTTTAAATTCGGTAATTCTTCTTCTTCTTTAGGGGGATTTTCTACTATATCTTCATTTACCGTTGGTTTATCTTCCAATCCGTCGTTCAAAATTACATCCCAATCATCATACAGACCATCTTTCTCATCTGCTTGTATGATTTCTTTAAGAAGTTCTCTTTGTTTTTCTTTATCACCGTATACTTCGTATTCTTTTTCTTTTTTATCAGAAATTAATCCGTTAAATGCGATAATTAGAGCAACTGCGAGTGGGTCAAAGACAATTACAATCAAAAATATGAAGAATTTTACTACATTTTTCAATTCTATATCAAATGCCTCTGCTACAAATCGAAATCCACCCACTTCTTTCTCTAAATCTAGGTTAGTAACCTTAATTTCGTTAATTTTTTCGGTTTCGGCTGCATTTTCTTCTTGTAAAATTGAAATTTTATCATTAATTTTACTGATTTCTTTATCTCTAGCATCAATTGAACGCAGTAAACGAGAATTTACCGTACCTCCATCGATAATTTTACCTTGATTAGTATTAAATTCACTAATTTGAGTAGAAAGTTGAGTGATTTGAGCAGTGTTTTGGTCAATTTTAGTTTGATGAACTTCAATTTCTCTATCTACCTGTTGTAACTGAAGAGATTGTGCCTGAAAAGCATTAGAAAGGTATCCGAAAATACCTGCAGAGGTGATTAACATAAGAACTCCTACTGAAAGTGTAAGATACCATTTGTTAAACCCACCAATTACATCCCATTTTTGTTTTAAGTATGTTGCAGCAACTAATTTAGCTAACTCCAACGAAGATGCCATCACTATAACAGATGTAGATGCTCCTGCAAAAAGAACACCTAATCCAGTTACAGAGAAATAAGCAGCACATCCGGCTATAATAATAGCAGATAACCCCACTAATACTTTTAGCCAATTCATATTATCGATTTATTCTGGATAATTCTGCTACGCGTTCTACTAACATTCTAGCATCTGCTAATGTAGCATGTGCTTCAGATGGTGATAAATGTTGTGCACCACTAATTCCATTCTGTAAAATTCTCAATTTACCATCAATGGCTTCCAATAGGTTTTTTATTTTTTCGTCGTATATCATAGTAATAAGTATTTTTAAATAAAAAAAGGTGGTAAGTTTACCCTACCACCTATAAATATACAAAAAATAATTCACTTAATCAACTTTAATTGAAATTGATTTTGATTTCCTTTCGTCTTTCTTATCAATTGTTAAAGTAAGTAACCCATTAGTGAATTTTGCCTCCGTTTTAGTTCCATCATAATCTTTGCCTACACTGAATGTGACATCGATGTCCTGTACTAACGGAGAACTACCTTCTTGCTTTTTTGCTTTAATTGTTACCTTATCTTCGGTAACTTCTAATTTAATGTTTTTAACATCATGTCCTAATACATTAAATGTTAATTGTTGTTTACCATCCTCCAACTGCGTTACATCGTAATCTGCCGCAAATGTATTGTAATTAGTTGTGGTAGTGTACCAGTTTGGAGAATTAAATAAATTTACTAATTTTTTTAAATCTGAATTGTACATAGTTAATTTGTTTAAGTTTTTGAAATAATTTAAATTCATATTATCCAATACTATACCAACCAAATTAATATGACAAAGTGTCAGTATTCTTTAATAAATATCTGACACAATGTCTGTATTATTTAGATTTATTGTAATTTTGTCTTTCAATAACAGTACTCATATGGTCTGCCCAATGCATTATATACTGAATGTTTGATTTAAGATACTTGGATACATCAAATACTTTATAGTATTTTACATTATCCTCATCATACATACCATCTGTAAGTTTAATACCAAAGTATTCATTTTCATTATACTGAATACCATACCTATTAAGTAAGAAGAAAGTTCTATCAGTAATAGCCATATACGAGTTCTTACTATTTCTAGTATAGACTTCACCTTTATTTTTTACATGCCAATCTGATTCATTAGGATGATAATGTAATTCTTCTTTGGTTCCTAACTTACCTAAATCATGATGTAGTGCTACAAAAATTAATTCTTCATCTGTAAAATCAGGTTCACCACCTTGTGATGTAAATAGATTTTTTACAGCAAGTGCATTCTTGCAAACATTAAAAATATGGTCGATATAACCACCTGGATATGCATTATGAAAATTTAAATTACCAGAAGCTGGTGAAATCATAAGGTTACCACCTAATTCTGATTCAGAATACATATGAAGAAGTTTTTCTAATCTTTCACCTGTGAAGTACTTTTCTAGGATTTTGAGAAACTTTTCGTAATTTGCTTTTAATTCTTGTTCTGTTTTTTGCTTCATTTTCTTGAGTAGTAATGAGTTTAACTATTAATAATACCCAAACATACGAAAAATTTTCAAATTTTCCTAGTCATTACATAAAAAGTTTTTTCTTTGTTAGGATTTCATACAGAATTTCAACTTCTTCTTCAGTAGTTAATTCAGGTAAATCATCATCAAATAATCGAACGGTGTAGATTGTGTTTCCGTTTTCATCAAAAAATTCATCAGATTCGGAACTGAATAATACTGGAGCAAATTCTATATTTTCTATATCATCTTCATCTATATCTACCAATGGTATGACGTAATAATGGTAGGAATCTATACCATCTTCTACTTCTATTTTATGACACTTCCATCTATTGAAGCTATTTTCGGTTATTGGATTCTGCGGTAATATAATCATAATTAAAATTTTTACAAGTAAATATAGTAAAAAAATATGAATTTTACAAATTACCGTTTCTTATAATAATTTTTTACCATCTTCATTAAATAATGATGAGTATACATAATTAGCGAATTGTTTATGCCCAAGAAAACTTAAATGGTAATCTTCCATTTTACCTTTGGTAGCATCTTTTATATTCTGTGCGTGTGAATCCTCCCAAATAGTTTGTGTATAAAATTCAAAATATTTATAACATTTTATTATAGATTTTAAAAAATCATATCGTTTCTCGTGACGTTTACGATATACATCGTGTCCACTAAAGTAATATGAAAAATTAACAATAGTTTCATATTTTTCTTTATTTTCAATTGTGGTCTTATAACCAGTATCGGATTTAATAACCTCACCACATACATTATAAAATTCATCTGGATTATGAGATGGTATATCAAATCTATATGAAAAAGTTTTATTAACAATTACAATATCGTTTTCCGAAATTGAATGATAATTATCTATTATCTTATCAAATATATAATCGTTAGATGCTCCACATTTTCCTAAATTATTTAATTTATAACCTAATTTATTAGCCAATATAACAGGCCAAATCAAATCATCATCTGATTTTTTATATTTTTTATAGTATTCATCTCCCTCATAATTTGGTACACACCCGTGTCCAAAGGTCATTGAATCACCAAAAGTCCAAAGTGTTGCCATTATTTAAATTAAAGGTTTTTCAGTTGTATATAAATGATGAAAATTATGTATTACATTTGGAATATTTTTAACTTTATCCAATTCTAACAAAAACGAATTATATTCAGCATGGTCTGGATTTGCTACATTTTTAATTTTAAATTCAGCTTCACTAAATGTACCCCAATCAGAAATCACATTGGTTCTAATATCCCATTTTACTTTAGTTTCTCTTTTATCCATATATGATTTAATCATTTTATAAAAATCGTACATTTCTTTATAATTAGTATCTTGCACTACAAATGAAAAAATATATTCTTTTATAGTTGGTATTTTTGTTATAAACTTTAAATTTTCATGCAACACATCCCAATTACCTCCAATTCTAGTTTTAGTTTCGTATGTTTCTTTTGTAGCAGCATCTATTGAAATCTCACAAGTATTAACATAACGATGTATACCATTCATTTTCTCCCACATTTCAGGAGTCCATAATGAACCATTTGTATGTAAATGAATTGATTTTAATTTTTTAAATCTATTTGAATCCAATGTAATAAGAAACTGTCTGAATGATTTTGAGAAAAATGGGTCAGCTGAACCACTTAATACCAATCGTTCAACGAACGGTGATATTTCATCGTTAATTTCAGTTAGTTTTTTTTCTACGGATATTCGTTTACTACCTTTATAATTTATTAATTCAACCCTACAAGATGGGCATTGAAAATTACAGCTTCTATCAAATGTAAAATTAATTATTTTAGGCCCCTTTGTTTTATGTAAATAATCAACATTTTCGGATGTATTGGGTATGAATTTAGAAGGTATTCTATTACTTTTAAAACTTGCTAAATATGGACACAAAAATTCATTACAGTATTTGTAACTACCATCAGTTACACTATCTCTTATTTTTTCAGAAATTTCAGAATTAAAACTATCCAATATCCCTTTACCACTATTAATATCCGTACTTAACCAAGATGGACAACATAAAAATTGTTTATTATCTTCTACCTCTGTAAAGAAGAATGGAGTTGTGCATATATATTTTGATTTATCAATCATACTAATTTATTCTTTAATAAATCTTTACTTAAAAATGCAATTAGAGACCATCGTTCACCACTAGTAACCTCTGTTACTTCGTGTAATCTACTACCATAAAAGGTATAGATATTTCCGGCAATTTTAGGTACAATAAATTTTGGATTATAGCAAATGAGTTCTCCTCCTTGATAATCATCATTTAAACAAGCACCTATGTTATATAAACTATGTTTATCAATATGAGGTTCAAATTTATTTCCCTTTTGTACATTTTGTAAATGAATCACATTGAGTGGTTTATTCAATGTGATGTTTGTATTCATTTTAAGATAGTTTAACAATCGTTCAAATATCCATTCAGTTATTTCATTTCTTTCTATATGCCAAGCAAAATAAATAGTTTCATTACTTTCCCACCATTCATTTGATAAATGTTTTTGAAATAAATTTGATAATGATATTATTTCGTTACATTCTTCTTTTGTAAAGTTTATCATTATAAAAATTATTTTTTTATTAAGTCAATCAGAACACTATATTAGTGATTTATTTAATGCGAAATTATCAATTGATAACCAAAAAACAATACTATATCGTATACCATCTTTAATTTTATTAACACTATGTTCGATAGATGAATCAAACATTATAACATTTCCAATTTCTTTTGAAGATACTATTGTATCATCATTGTGAAAAATACATAATTCACCACCATCATAATCGGTTTCATTTGAAAGTTGTATTATTAAAGTTTTATATCTGTTTGGATATTCAATGCCTGAATCGGTATGTCTTTTGAACTCTTGATTTTTATCATATTTCAGAATTATAAAAAAATCAGGTAAATTTTTTATTTCAAATTCTTTCAACTTTTCTAACATCATATTTGATAAATTATGTGTTAGCTCTATAGTTAACTCACTTGAAGTTCTATGTTCTGATATAACATCAATATTACTATATCCTGTTACTTTACTGCGTTTGAATGATTCATCATCAGATAATGATTTAAAGTAATGACAATCATCTTTATTGAATAATTTTTTTTGAATAATAGATTGCATCTTACATTAATTTTGGTTCTCTAACTCTCTCGTATGCTAATATCATACCAACTAACCAATCCGATGTTAATGTATCTCTTTCGTGAAATATTTTACTTCCTTCGAATATTACCCCATCACCTTGTTCTAAAATTATTTCAACTTTTTCACCACCAATCCAAAGATATAAAGGACTTGCAATTGTATCAGATTGTTTAATTAAAACACTAATAACAAGTTCACATACATCTTTGTGCTTGTGAAGTTTTTGTCCTTTAAGTGATTTTCTAGTATACCCTAAAACGGTATTTACTTTGGTTGAATAAAATTTTTCAACTTCTATTTTTAATTTTTCGGTATACCTATCAGATATTTCCCATTTATGTACTATATCAGAATCTTTAACTAGCCAATCTTTTTTCTTTTCTAGTTTTTCAAATTCAGAAAAAATGAATTCACATTCATCTAACGATAAAGCATTTTTAAGTATTTTATACATAATTAAATTAAATCTTTATCTTCGATTTTAAAATCAACAAAAGGTTCATTTACATTAAGTAGTGTATGTATTTTTTTATACATTTCATAACACCCCTTTGGTCCAGGATGGTCATCTCGTTTTTCACCAGCACCTTCTTGCCAATTTGAACTAACTTGTATTAAGGATACAAAATCTTCTGTACCCTTATTAAAAGTTTCATTCCAAGTAACAAATACTGGATTATACTCCTTTAGTAAAGTTTGAAGTTTTTTAAAAAATTTTATTTCATTATTTCTCTCACCATCTAACCATCGATAGTGTTCATCTACTTTCAAACAAGCTAATTTATTTATTAAATTACCATTTGCATAAAATCGAGTAGGTATTCTACCAGGTTCGGTAAACATAATCAAAACTCTATCCCCAGGCTCAAATTCTGGTAAATCTCCTAATTGAAATATTATGGAGTTATTATCTGACCCACGCACCGCGAATTTGTAAAATTCGTAATGGTGTGACAGATAATATGTCCAATGGTATTTCGGAATATCAAAATCAACGAATGAATCTCCAAAACAAAATAACCTAGGTTTCATAATCATTTGTATTACAAATGTTTTGCAATAAATAATTCAAAAAATTTATTAACTACAAGTTGAACTCTTCCCTTTTCTTCTGGTGTTAATTGAGATGTAGTTCTATTATTGACAGCATTTAATGCCTTTTTTTTGTACAACGGCGGGTGGTTGGTTATGTTCATGATTATTTATTTTTATTTATTATGCATTAATACTTGTTTGATAAAACTCTTGTCTTTTAAAAGTTTTATTTAGTAATTCATTATCTCCTAAACCGGAAACTATAAAATCCTCTACTATAAAGTTATGTTCACTTTCAAATAAAACATCACCATCTATTTCCAAATTATAAAAGTTATCTACATATTGAATACCAAGTTCAACACCTTTTGCTTCACAAATTGGTTTCCATTCTCCATTATCATAGAATGGATGTAATCTATCGGAAATCATTCCCTTATATTTTACAACTTCAACAACATCATTGGTAGGATGTGGTATTTTATCAGTTACAACACCTCTTACATATTCACCATTTTTATAACTCAAAACATAATCACCAATCTCAATGTCTACTATGTTTTTAAAACTACCATCTTCCATTTTTACTTTAGTATCGGCAGTGAAACACGAAGGTGGACGTAGGTTATGAACTAACACATTATTTGCAAAATAATTGTGATATGTTTCAATTTCTGATAAGTTGTATACGATAGTAGATTCTTCTACTATATTTACATTAATCAATTTAACATCTCCATTATGTAACTTTACAACATCACCGATTTCTATTTTTTCTACTTCTATTTTTTTAACAGGCTTAATTCCTTCAAATGAATCATCATTATATTGTTCTGGTTCACCTAAATAGTTAACCCATCCCTTATTGATGACGTAAATTGGATGGTCTAATGTTGCTTTTAAAATACTTCCATCTGAAAATTCATATTCAACAATCTTATCAATTTGTTTAGAAAAAGTATTTAAAACTTTACTAACTTTTGGTTCGTTATTTTTTAAATCAAATGAAACTACATAATCACCTACAACTACATCTTCGATATTTTTTGTAAGTCCATTTTCTAACAAAATTTGTGTACCTGCAACGAAGCAAGGTGCGTTATGAGAAACTACTGAATTGAATGCAGTAGAACCACTTATAATATAGGTATCGGTATCTTCAACATCTAATTCTATATAAGTTAAATTATTGTCGGTAGATACATAAAAATTTAATTCATCTATATCAATTAGATTACCATTGGCATCGTATAAATAATCTACTTCAGGATTTATATTATATATTTCTTTAAATGAACTTGCATTAGAGCTAGAATCAAAAATTAAAAACGATTTTGCTATTCCAGAGAAAAGAGAATCATCATCTACTTTTAATTCAAACATACTATTATATTTTAAGTTTTCATACTTTTTATAAATTACAATAGATGATGTTAAGTATGAACCAATTGGAAACTCATTTGTTGGAAAACTATAATTAGTATCCGTCTCCTCTTCAACAGAACGAGATATATAATAAGATTTTACATAATCACCCACAACAAACTCTGATATAGGTTTGTAAGTATTTTCATCAGTTAGTATTTGGTGAGTTGATAGTATTCCTGCTGAATCATTTTTGAATAAGTTAGTTGTAAACTCATAGTAGTGATAATCGGCTATTTTATTTGTATATTGATTTTCAACTACTTCAGAACTTAAATCGGTTGGTAAGTCAAATATTGAACTAATTTTATAAGTATGTAAATTTACTACTTCTAAATTAGAGCCATATACTATTCCAAAAAATCTATAAGATGTTATGTGGTTATTATCATCTACATTAGATGGGTGAAAATGATATTGCTCTATTAACTTATCTTCTGCTGCGTTTTCACTAATAAAGTTATTCCATCTATCTTCTGATGATTCGTTTTCAGTTTGAAAACCTATTTTAAAGAAATCAATTGGATTATGAATTTCATTCACATCCTTTATAGTTACATCTGGTATATTGTTTGGGTTTATCTCATTTGTAAGAGTGTTTTTTTCACCAAATGATGATGAATGATAATATGAAATAGAATAATCATTTATAGAATTATCCGTAAATAAATTAAAAACATTTAATCTATTTTTACAGTATTCACTATCAAACAGAGCAGATTCATCATACGCTAATCTCAAAATAAATTTATTATCAGAATCCTCAACTTGTGTTGGGTATATTGTACCATTACTTTCTTTATGTAAATTTATAACGGTTGTATCTGATGATAGAGAAGATGTAAGTTGGTTTACAAATTTTTGATGAATATCTGGTTTATAGATAATATCTAATTCAGAGATACTATTATCTACAAGTATTTGGTTAAAATCAGAAAAATCAAAATTAACTAATTCCTGATTTATAAATCCAGTATCAGTATTTAATTCTAATAATCTCAAATTACCAGTTGAGTCTTTTACAAAATCTGCGGAAAATAGTGTTCCTTTCATAATGCTTTTTTTATATGTGTATTCTTATATAAATATGATTGTTTTAAATTAAACTTCTTTTTGATTTAACATCAATTACATTTCGTAATCTATTTCTATTATCTAAAAGAGAATGAGAATTTATTTTTTGAATCCCCAAATAATGAGTTAACCTATTAATATCCTCATTACCTTGATATATGTTCTCATATGATACCATTAATTCAATTTGGGGTATATTAGATATTATCTCTTTATATTTCTGCAATCTAGATTCCTCCTCTTTGATTTCTTTTTCATTTTCTATTAACCATTGATTAGATATTTCATAGCATTCTCTCCAAGTAATAGAATTTGAAGATAGTGCCCAATAATGTGATATTGCACACTCTTGTATATCGTTTCGTATTAACCCAATGACCTTATCCCAATTACTCCAATTGAATGTATCTAATTCATTTTCTATTTCACTAATCAAATACTTTACTACTATATTGTTTTTATTTTTTTCCAATAACCTGATTTTATAGATACTCAACATATCAAAATTATCTTTTGTTGGTTCATGAATAGTTTGATATTTTTTTTCTGAACCTATCCAATTAAGTAAAGAATACCCACCACTTCTACCCATCGCGATTATTAGTATTCTCATATTTACAAAATTGAAATTAAATAACTGAATGTAGTATTAACTCATGTAATCCTTCAACGATTCCGTAATCTTTACTATCTACCCAAAAATGTAATTTTGAATGGCTTCCAAAGTTAGATTTCAATTTATTCTTTTCAGAATGACCCGACATTGTAATCATATCAATGGAATTATCTACACAATACTTCGCACAATTCAATATGTTTTTTGAATTACCAGATGATGATATTAGTATTACCAATGTATCTCCTTCTACAAAATGTTCTAAAAACATCTGATATGCATTATCCCAACCGTAATCATTCGCATAACAACTCATTCTAGGTGTATCACCAAATGTAATTGTTTTAATTCCCAACATTTTATGGTAATCTTCGGCTATGTGTAACGCAACCGCATTACTTCCACCATTACCCAATATAATGATATTACTATGATGGCGTATTAAGTTATTTAATGTTGCTAATTTACCTGTCTCTATTTCAGCTAAACATTTTTTATATTCTTGTAAATTCATATATTCTTTATAAATTTTCTACACTATTCCATTTTTTTAAATCACAACTACCCATAACAGGTGTGAATATCTTTTTACCTAATGGGCATCCACACTCACCGCATATCTCTGTAAATACTACGGAAGGAGTTCTTGATGGACAAGTTTGACAAATAGTGTATCGTTTTCCGGCTAATGTAGTTTGTTCGGGAGTTGGATTTGCCGCTCTTCTCCAACTTAAAAATATCTCTGATGCTTTATTCATAAAGATTTCACTATATCATTGATTCGTTTACATTGCTCAAAGAGTTCAAAATCTATCATTCTCTGATGTATCCAATCTAATATCGAACTATACTCCTCCTTCTTAACAGTAACGTATGCAGGTACTCCTTCAAATCTAAATATAACTAACTCTTTAGTTCCTTTGATTTTTTTGAAAATTTCGATTAAATCAATAATCTTAACCATCTGCTCCGCCGTCATTTCTATTTTACAAATATAATCTTTCCAATCTAATTGGATATAACTTTTTTCTAAACTAGATAAAACCTTGGCGTTCATACAGATGTAAATGATTAGAGTATAACAATATACTAATAATTATTAAATTTTCCAAAATAATCGATGAAATACTTGTTTTTTATTT